TTTCGTCGTCTTCTTCGACTAATTCTTCTTCGACAACTTCTTCTTCCTTCTTATTGCCCTCTCCTAGAGGTGTAGGGGGCGCGGCTTGTGGAATGCCGCCGGCTAACTCTTCATGAGACTTGCCAACATCCTGTTCTGCAGCAAATTGGCTTGCCAACTCATCAAAAACAATCTCCACTTCCTCCTCATCTTCTGGGCAGGGGCAAAGATTTTCTCCCTCGGTGTGCGCCGCTGGGGCTTCGGGAACTGCGGCAGGAGCTTCTTCGGCTCCAGGCTCTTCCATAGCCAAAGGATCTTCTTCTAGCCCTAATTCTTCCTCTTGTTCCAAAAGGGAATCTACGGCATTCTTAATTTCGTGTGTGTACTTTTCAATAATAGCGGCTTCTGCGTTTTTAACGGCGGCCTCTCTTAAGGCCGATGCGTCTATAATAGCCTGCTGTAACATTGATGACATCTATAATCTCCTAAAAATAAAAAAAAACACTATTACTCAAAAAAATGGTTTTCTGTCAAAAATAAATAGTAACTTAAATCTTTTAAAGCCGTTTTTGATGTAAAAAAGAGGGCACCCATAGAAGGTGCCCTCAGAAGTGTATCTATCTTTGATTTACCAGATAAGCCATGCAGAGCCATTACACCATAATGATACAGCACCATAGGCTGAATCAATAGTGATGCTAGCTTGACCATCGATGGTTTCGGAACTTTCTCCATCAACTGTCAGAGCGTTGCTAGCGGCGTGGCCACTACCATCTTTAACGATAATAACACGACCTAGGTTATCAGCCGCAGTTGGCAAAGTGATGGTGTGTGATCCACCAGATGTGTTGACTACCCAGATTGTGTAGTAGTTGTTATCAGCAATTGTTGTATCGCCAGAAACCGAAGCACCACGCAATTTTGCCTGAGAGATAATTGCACTCTCAACCATATCAACGGTACCACTCATAGCAAGTCCGCCTGCTGGAATAGCAAAACGCATAATGTTTGCGCCGGTTTCATCATACCAGATCTGACCATCATCGTTGCTACCAAACCCAAGCTTGATGTCGTCTTTGATAGAAAGACCAGCAGAAGCTGATGCCTGTCCCTTGATGTCAATTGTGTCTGCTCCAGCATTACCTAGTTCGACATCACCATCAAATTCTGCGGCTCCAGCAACTTCAAAAGTTGATGAACACTTGACACCAGCAGAAGCAGTTACCTGTGCAGTTAACGTAACAACATCAGCAGCAGCATTACCAAACTTGATGTCTGGGCCTGTGAACAACACGCCAGCAGAAGCTGTCATCTGTCCGACCACTGAAACAACATCAGCAGCAGCATTACCAAACTTGATGTCTGGGCCTGTGAACAACACGCCAGCAGAAGCTGTCATCTGTCCGACCACTGAAACAACATCAGCAGCGGCATTACCAAAAATAGCCGATCCTGAACATCTCAAAACCCCTTCAGATACCATGAAGTCGTCTGCGTGAATATTGGCAGAACCAGAACCACCGCCAGCAGGCAGATTTGTAAGCTGAGAACCGTCGCCCTTAAAGAACGATGCAGTAATAGCTGTGAAGCCAGTAATTTCTTTGTTGGCGTCCACTACGACTGCTTTAGAAGCAGCAACAGTACCAACAGACACACCGGTGTCCACATAGTTAAGCTCGCCAGTTGTTCCACTGTAGCCGTCAAGCTTGTTTAGTTCAGCAGCGGTCGCTGAGACGAGCACGCCGCCAAGCTTAAGACCATTGCTAGTATCGTGAGACGCAATATCAACGTCAAATGATCCATCTGCAAAACTAACATTCCCCGAAAGCCATAATCCGGCTGTTGGAATAGTCCAACGAACCGCATTAGCCCCATTTTCATCATACTCAATCGTAGAGTCCTCGTTTGCTCCGAGAACAATCTTTTGATCGTCTGCGATCATTATGCCAGCGGAAGCTGTTATTTGCCCAACACTGTCAAATGATCCTATATTTACTTTATAAGCCATTTATTTGTTTCCCTCCATTATTTAAATAAAAAACCCGAATGAACGAGCGGCACTCGCGAAAGCACCCCCACTCTCTTCACTTATATTTAGTCGCATCTCTATGAAATATCCGATCTACTTTTCAGCTTTTTTTACACAATTTAAAAAGATTCCAAGAGTCGCCACTATATAGCGATTAATTGAATAAAATATTTTTTAGAGAATATACCACTTATTAGAACCGTCACAGTACAGCGTCAAGGCCGCATATGCGGATTCTAAATCAACATACTGAGAGCCGTCAATCAAGTCTCCGTCATTAGAGCCTGTAATTCGAATTCTATTGGATGCTGACGATCCGCCCTCATCTTTAATTACAAGAGTTCGTCCTGCAGCAGTACTACCAGCAGAAGGGATTGTAATATCCACAGTGCCGCCGGCGGAATTAACTCCAATCAAATAATCAGTGGCGCCGGCGCTATAATTTGATGTTTTTGCGACTCTTTTGATGATCTGATGACCATTTAAGAACGTTCCTGCAGAAGCGGTAACTTGACCGGTTAGTGTAACAACGTCTGAGGCAGCGTCACCCAATGTGGCTGAACCTGAACACCTCAAGGCCCCTTGGGTCACCATAAATGTGGTAGAATGAACTTCGGCGGACCCAGAGGCTGAGCCTCCTCCGCCGGCCGTGAGATCTGTCTCCGCTACATCATCAGAGATCCAATACAGTTTTCCGTTTGCCTTAACATATAGAATACCACCATCGCCGGCGGAGGGAGCAGATGGAGCAGTCACTTCGCTGGAAAGATGTATGTTCCCCCCTACTTCAAGCTGTTGATCTGGATCTGAAACACCGATACCGAGTTTGCCCTCACCAGTTATTTTGAGGAATGATGTTGTTCCAGTGGCATTTTCTACTATCAATGCAGCATCGGAAGAGTTCGTACCTCCGCGCACATAAGGGCCATAGGATTTTCCTGTGGTTGTATTCGCCCTAAAACTGGCAACATATTGGTTCTGGGCGCCATTAACTTGCAGGCCCTCTACCCCAGAATTCGAATCAACTTGTAAAGTGTGAGAAGGGCTGTCCGTCCCAATCCCCACTGACCCCATAAGAACAGAAGAACCAGATACGCCTAGGGCACCTTCAGTCACCATATGAGTAGTAGAATGCAATAAAGCAGAGCCAGAAGTACCAACAGCACTAACATTTGTAAGCTGGGAACCATCTCCCTTAAAGTATGACGCTGTAACAAAGCTGGCTGAGATGTGGGAATTTAACAACATCCCTGCTGAAGAGGTAACTTGGCCCGTTAGAGTGATAACATCGGATGCGGCATTACCCAAGGTTGTATTGCCAGCAACATCTAAAGTGCTATTAAGGAGAACACCGTTAGAAGCAGTAACTTGGCCCGTTATAGTAATAACGTCGGCTGCTGTGTTGCCGATAGTATGATTGCCATTGCCGCCGACAGCAAATAGGTTGTTGCCGCTATTATCCCTAACTGCAAACTTAGTATCGGCGGTATCGGTACCCAGAATAAGTCTAATATCTTTATCAACTGCTCTGTTATCAACAATAAAGTGTCCAGTGGAGTTATCAAAAACAAGATTGGTCCCATTATGCCTCAAGTCGGCGTCGGAATCTGTACCAAGAGCTAGTCTTACATCATCGTTTAAACGAATCCCGGTAGATGCAGTGAGTTGGCTTGTCAATGTGACGATATCAGAAACAGCATTACCAAGAGTCACATTGCCCTGGAAATCTGTAGGCCCGGAAAACTGAACTCCATTTGATGCCGTGACCTGACTAGTTATTGTAACAACATCTGAAGCAGCATTGCCAAGAGTTGCATTACCTTGAAAATCTACAGGGCCCGTGAATTGAACTCCATTAGAGGCTGTCATTTGGCCTGTTAGTGTAATAACATCTGAGGCCGCATTTCCAAAATTAATATCTGGCCCGGTGAAAGAAACTCCATTGGAGGCAGTTAGTTGACCCACCATCGTAATAACATCTGCGGCGGCGTTACCAAGAGTGGCTGAACCAGAAACTCTTAAGTCTCCCTCAGTCACCATGAGTGCAGTAGAGTGAACCAAGGCAGAGCCTGAATTGTCCGTATCAGCGATTGTCTCCCAAGTTCCGCCAGAACTCTTAAATTCAATTACACCACTGTTATCTCTGATTCCATATCCATTTGTTCCGAATAGGGCTCCAAAGTTTAAGTACTGGCTAGCATTTAGAGCCACTGAGCCGCTAATTGCGGTTCCCACGGTTGGTCCAGAGATTCTTAAGATGTCTGCGCCGTCTTCGTCATATTCAATGTGGGCATCTTTTCCGATTCCAAAATAAAGCTTTTTGTCGTCGTTCATTATAAAGTTTGAACTCCACAAAGCTTCATGTGAAGAAGTGACTTGACCTGTTACAGTGATAACATCAGAAACAGCGTTACCTAGGGTTACATTACCTTGAAAATCTGCAGGTCCGCCAAATTGAGTTCCGGCCGATGCGGTCATCTGGCCTGTTAACGTGATTTTATCGGCTGCAGCATTACCGAGAGATACGTTGCCTTGAAATTCTGCAGGACCGACAAATTGAGTTCCGGCCGATGCGGTCATCTGACCAACCAGCGTAACAACATCGGCGGCAGCATTTCCAAGTTTAATTTCTTCACCAGAAAGAAGAACTGGTGCTGAGGCCGTCAGTTGGCCTGTCATAGTAATAACGTCGGAGGCAGCGTTCCCCAAGGTTGCGTTTCCTAAGAATTGTGCCGGGATCGCATTGGCAACAACCAATCCGTCAGACCCAAGCACAACTAATCCTGAAGATGCTGTTAGTTGCGCCGTCGATGTTACTACATCAGTATTCGCGTTGCCCAAAGTTGTGTTTCCGGCAACATCTAAAGTACTATTAAGAAGAACGCCGGCAGAGGCAGTAACTTGGCCGGTTAAGGTGGTAACATCGGATGCGGCATCGCCCAAAGTGGTGCTCCCACTGACCATGAGCGCACTAGCCGCTGCTAATCTTAAACTACCAGTAACTTGATGTATATCGTTGGAATCATCACCAAATTTATGTGAGCCGGCCGCATATGTTACGCTAGAAGATACTGTTTGAACGTAATATTCTGTTGCTCTAATTGCTCCGGTGACATGAACATCACCAATAACCTGCATAGCGCAGCCTGGACCACTTGGGTTAGTTGCGCCAATATCATATGTATGGGGAGCACCAACAACAAAAGTGTTTGATGCCGTAAGCCATAGCAGCTTTTGGCTTCCTGAAGTTGTAGTCTTGTTAACATAAAACTGCAATGAGCCGGTCGGGGAACCGTTAGATTGCAGTGTATCAAGTGATATATACGCCCATCCATATTTCGACATTGGTTACTCCTTAATCTATTAAAATCCGCCGCTAGATAAATTTGCACTAACGTCCATCCAAGATAATAGATACCAGTTCGTTCCGTCAAAAATCCATTGAGTGACATCACCATTAGCAGTTGTTATGTTTGTCGAGCCGCCTTTTAAGTTGGTGCTTGTCACATCATATGTAACAGCGGCTGTTGAAATGATCGTGATTGTTTGGCCGGTGATGCCATCATCAAACATTGTTAAAGTCTGCGTGCTAGCGTGCGTCTTGAATAAGTTAGCAGACGAAACTGATGGAGTGGTGTCTGATGCACTGAACGTGGCAAACGTCTCACTTGGTCCAGAGAACGCTGCTGCTCCTGCGACATGAAGTGTGCAGTCAGGACTTGCCGTTCCAATCCCTACGTTGCCATCACCGCGAATCTTCAGGTAGTTGGATGTGCCGTCTGCACTATCGATTGTCAATGCCGCATCAGACGAGTTGGTTCCACCGCGAAAGTAGGGGCCGTAGCCCTCTCCAGTCCGCGTGCTTGAACGGATGCTTGCGGCATATTGATTCCGCGCTCCATTGACCTGCAATCCTTCTTCGCCGCTATTGGAGTCCACAACAAGTGTATGGCTCGGAGATGTTGTTCCAATGCCCACCCTGTTATTGTCTGTATCTACGCTTATAGTACCAGAATCTACATCTAAGTCTGATAAGTTTGTTCCGCCGCCCTTAAAGCCGCCTCCGCTTCCAAATCCCATTATCTAAATCTCCTTTTAATCTGTTAAGCCTGAACCAGTCATGGCGTACATTTCTTCTGTTCTAATTGTAGTTAGTTCTGCGACGACTCTATAGACTCTGTTGCTGCCGCCGTCGTCTGCAGAGGAAATCCAAATTTCTTTGGCGCGGACATTCATTGTGATAGAGTCCTCATCGCTATCTAGTTCTATATAGTGTAGTCCATCAACTACGCGGCCGGAACCCGTATTATTAAAATGTACTCTAAGAGCGGTATTTGCGTGATTTATCACTGTAATACTTCTTGAAACTGCTGGAAACTTGTGTTGTGCTTCTTGTCCAGCGGCAAGACCTGATGAGCCGGTTATATAGGGGCGACATGAAACCTGATAAGAGCCAACATGGCTAATTCCTGGCCCATACACATTTCCGACCATATTTTTTGCGTGACGATTGAATGCCATTTATCTTCTCCTTCCTCTATTATTATTTTTACGGCTGTGCTTATAATTAGTTGCTCTTTTCTCTTTTTCTCGCGCTTTTCTCTGTGCTTTTTCAAGAACTCTTCTGCGGCGTTCAGCCTCTTCTCTCTTGCGCTGCGAAGGCTTCTTGTAAAATCTGCGTTCCCTTACCTCTTCAATAATTCCAGCTTTTTTAACCTTTTTGGTAAACCGGCGGATCATCCTTTCTTGGGATTCGTTTCTGCGGGGCGTTACTTTTAAATTGTGGTGCTTCTTCATGTGATTATCCTTGGGCCAACTTCTTCCAATTGCTATTAAACAAAGATGAAATATCAACTCCTGCATCCGATGGTGCGGTGCCAGACAAAGGCCCTTTAGATGGAGTAGCGTTTGGCACCCCACCTTCGCGTAGTGGCTCGGTGCCCTCAAACAAGTCCATGCCAGAGTCCATCATTGTGCTTTTTCCAATGGCGGCTAGCATCTTTTTTCTTGTTTCTTGTTGTTTGGCCTTTCTTGACCTCTCGGCTTCTAGAAGTGCTTCATCCACAACTGGCTCTTGTGCGGGTGGAGAGGCTGTAACCACTTGCTGAGTCGAGCCTAGTCCTTGCGTAACTTCTGTTATAATGCCAGATAGAACACCTTCTTCAAATATTGCTTCTTTTATGCACTCTTTAATTAGTGGCTTCAACATCTTCTTTAATTCTGTCTTGTTCATAACTATCCTGTCTTTCCTTTATCAAACGGAGGTACAACATTTAGATCGCCTGTTGCGAGGCGGCTTTTAATCTTTTGGTATCCTTTTGCACCACCAATCGAATCATGATCTAGCTGAGGCATGTCGGGGCGATCAGGGGCACCGGCAGCAAAATTGGGAAGCTGTGCTAGATTATTAGCTACTCTTTGAGCAATTGCGTCTCTGATCTGCTGGGGCTCAGTCGCCTGTCCAGGCTTCAAGCCCGCCCATTGTAAAATAACTGGATCCTGAGACTGTGCAATTTCAGAAATCATGGCATCATTCAGGAGTGGGCCGGGGGCCTTTTTATCAGTCTGGTTGTTAACGTTGGCCAAAATCTTTTTGTAAATCTCTTTGGCGCCTTTTCCTAATATATTCGTTGCAGCGCTGCCGCCTTTAGATGGGTGCGGATCTTTCGCATTTGGATCAATAGCTGCAATTGCTAGCTGCAGCGAAGCTAATTTTTGCTGGGCATCTCCAGGGAGCGAGATGTTAGTAGCCGAGATCGTTCCGTCTGGCGTAATTGCAAACTGGCCCGACCAACGATGGTGTCCATCTAGGACGTACTGGTCCGAAACCGAAATTGGGCCAAAACCCTTCTTAGATTCGATTGCCTTTTTAAGAGTGCCGACACTTCCCAAAGGAAAGGATACCGACTGCATAAGGTCAATATATTTTTGAGTCGGAACCATATCCATCAAAGATTTAGCACCATCCTGCGAGATTGAAATATCGTCGTCCGATGCCGAACCGTCATATTCAGCTTGTGCTCGATGCAAGAATTGTCTAACTTTCGGATCTGAACCTTCTGGTGTGTTCATGAAAGCGCGGACGGATGCTGGGCCGGATTTATATGCCTGCTCAACATCGGCAGCAATCCCCGAATCATCTTCTTCGGATCCAAGCGGGGAGGGGGGTCCACGTTCCTCACCTATCCATTTTCTAAATCCTTCATGTAGCCTATGAATATCATCATATGAAGAAAAGTTCTTTTTACTCATTGTCATAATCTCCCAATATGTCGTTTAATGCGCGATTGATTTTGTCTGCTTTGGTAAAAATATTTGGCGCATTCTTATTTTCTTTAAGCATAAATGCATTTGGCGTTGATGGTTCTGATACGAAGTCAAAACAGATTAATGTGAAATCGTCTTCGACAATTGTTCTCCCTTGTGATTCGCTAACAGATCCCAAGCCACGGGACGAAATTCCCAGCTTAACACCATCACTCACTAATTCTTGTAATATTTTGCCAGATGGCGTATTTAAAACTTTAACTTTACCCATAACCGCAGAACCATCCCACCACACCTCTGTAACCATATGAGATGCGTTCTTAAGGTTAATAACTGAATCTTCAGGATGATCTAACTCTCCAAGGGCTCTTCTTTCTTTTACAAGTTTTTGGTAATTTTGCATTTCTCTCTGTAATACTCTTTGCGGATACACACGGCCGTTCCCGTTTTGCACATCTGCTTCTTGTAGTTTTCCAGTCAAAATTAAGCCGCCGTTTGCCACATATCTCTTTTCATCTTCAGTTAAAAGATCTTGGCAAACACCGCCTTCACATAATTCATAGTATTCTCGTAAAAGTACTTTCACAGTATGTGTCCCTTTCCAAATCTCTCAGTGTTTTCAAAATACTCTTTGGTTAACTCGTCAAATTGTTCTAGAAATGCCATTTTGGCTTTCATGCCCTTTGTTTGTTGCAAAAATTTCTCTGCCATGTCGCCAGCATGGTGTGCGATGATATCTATCGAGTTAGCAGATCCTCGGGCGCCTTTTCTAATGTCAGCATAAACAGGAGCCATGGCACGAGCGGCGCGCCACATGCCGTCGCCCACCGTGGTTTGAAACCACATCTTAAGATTTTGTTCTTGATCGCCGGCTCTTTGGGAATATTTTTGGGCTTGTTTTTTAACCCAGTCATCGCCTAAAGCTTTACGGGAAGATTGCACCCCATCGCGGGCTGCGCGCATAGCCTTATAGAAGCTTTGGATTAGTGGTAGAACTTCTTTTTCATCCAATTGGGCAGCTGGGGCGCCACCTGATGGATCGCGCTGTGCTTCCTTTTCCTCTTGTTCGTTCAAGAAGTATCTTGGATCTCTTCTCTTGTTATTTTTGGTTGGTTTTCCCCATCTACTCATTACTGTATCTCCGTTTATTAAAAAAATGTGCGGGCGCTACCCGCGTGATTATCTTGCCTTTGCAACAGTGTCTAACTGGTTGAAGCATCCACTTCGCTGTCCACGTTTGTCTTTTCATGTCTAAATCCTCCTGTCCACGTTTGTCTTTTCATGTCTAAATCCTTGATCTCCGATGAGCATATTGAGGGTATATGAGGTACCCGAAGAAAGCCAGCCTAAAATAAATAAATTAGCAATAGTATACTCAAACGTAAATAGTTCTGTATATCCATTAATGCCAAACAAAAATGCACCAACCCAAAAGCCTAGGCACATAGGACAGCTAAATAGCTCGCCAAGCCTTCCAGTTGTTGGTCTAATCTTGTCGAATATAGAGCCATAAATCAATATTTGAGTTAGTCCGTATGCCGCGAGGACAAACCAAATTAATTCCATCTACACTCCGTTACGCCCTATACAGATCGTACATTCCATATGGGCCTCGTACCCATCCTGGCCTAATCGATCCCTTCTTATCAGAATGCGGAATCTCACCAAGCTCTGTAGAGTGTTCAGCATCTGGATCTACAAGATATTCATCTTCTTGCTGCTTGTATTTCTGTTCATATTCGAAGTATGGGCGCTCTTCTTCTATGAATTTACCAATTGTAAAAATAGCGCTCTGAACTGCGTCAACTCCTTCTTGTATTGATTCTTGGATGATTCCTTCAATCGAACCATATACGTTACCGCCTTTGACGCTATCTATAACAACTATGCCCTTTTTATACAGATACTTAAAAAGATGATCTTGTGTTTCGTATACAGTATCAGACATCAAATCTTTTGCTAAGGCCAACACTTTTCTTTTTTCTGTCAAAATTACAATATCTATATCTGGATGATCGAATATCATAACATCACCATTAAGTGACTTACGCATATTCAACTCCATTGTGGCCTGCACTGGGAGAGCTTCTGCTGCGGCGGCTTCGGGAGCGTTCGCTTCGGCTCCGACTTTAATTGTAACTGCCATTAGCTTTGTACCTCACGAACCAGTTGTTGAATCTTTAAAATTCTTTCCACCATTTTATCATTTACTGGCTGAGTGCGGAATTCCTCAATCATTTCAAGAACAGAAGACACGGAGTTGGCCATAGAATTATCTGATTTAACTTCTGGTGCTAAGGCGCACTTTGTCACTTCTTCTTTCAGTCTTCCAAGTTCCTCGTTGAGATAAACTTTTAATTCTAAACTATTATCTTTAAAAGATACAATATAATTATTCAATAAAGTCTTCTGTTCTTCGTGCAAAACACCAGTATATTCTTTGTTAAATTTATCAACAAAAGTTTTATAAACTAGGTTGTCTATAGGCACTAAATTTTCCTTTTTCTTAACACGCTTGGGTGCCGTTATGTTCTGAATCAAGCCTTCCTCTAGAACTACGCGCTTTTTCACAGGAACTGCATCGCTGAATATCTGAGATATTGTTGCTAGACTCTTATAATTTGGAACAAAATTAGAAAAGACATTTTTCCCAAGCGTCTTGTTTGTTTTATTTATAACTTCTGTTTGCTCATCAAAGATCTCTTCTTTACTAAATGAAAAATATACTTTTTTCACCTCAGAGAGCATCCTTTCCGCAACTCTGGGACTCAGATTGTGAGAATCGGTTAGTGCTTTATACAGTTCTAACTCTTTGTGTAGGACCGAACCCTTTCTAAAGTGCTCCTTAAGGATGTCCAACACCTTATCTCTCCTATCCAATTCATTAGAAATGAACGTTTTGGTCAACTCTTTTACCAATGCTTCATATAAAAAAGCTGTATTACGTTTCTTGTTATGTTTTGTCTTCATTCTGTTTAAGCTCCAATTCTATGATTAGATCTTTCACCGTTTTACTGGCTTCAAATATCTTCTCTTCTTCCGAACTATAATTAGTTTCATATCCTTCGTAAATCCCTTTTCCAAGACTAAACATGTCTTGAGCGCCCTTATGAGTGTTTCTTAGGGTGGCTCTCGCCACCTCTCTGCCATATTGGCCTTGAATACTGCGCTGGCGAGCACTCCCGGCGTAGTCTGGAGATGTCTCGGGCACATACCCTTTGCCTTTGGAGCCGCGTGTGTACACCTTGTTAGAACCCTTTGGCTTATATGCTTTTCTGCCAGTTCTGGTCCTAACAATATCACCATCGATATCATCTTTTCTCTTAGCAGGCTCGGCCAATAGGACATCTTCTTCTCCACCTTCTTCTTCGCCGCCAAGATCCTCTTCGCCGCCAAGATCCTCTTCGCCGCCTAGGCCGAGATCTTCGTCTCCGCCCTCCTCATCGCCTAGGCCAAGGTCTTCACCACCGCCGGCGGCGGCTGTAGCTTCTGCCGCAACAGCTTCAGACTCAGCTTCAAGTTGAGCATCAAATCTTCTATCAAAGAACATTTCTCTCTGGTTTCTGATGAATTCTTCGTCAGTCATATTGAATAACTTTTTAGCGACCCAGCGACGAGAAAAGAATCCTTCTGTGGCTCCGCCGGCAACTTCGAACTTTGTCCTCCAGTGTTCCAATTCTTGTAATTCAGCAATCTTAGAAGGGTTATTTAGGCGAAGTTTGAAAGAAATCAAGTCATCACCACGATACCCTAGGGTATAAAGGTGGACGATACCAATTTTTTCCAATTCGCTAATTATAACACGCTGAAGCCTCTGAATAGTTCTAGCAAATCGAATATCCTTTTGTGCTAATGTTGTTTTATCCTCTGCGGCACCCTCGCCCTGAGCCAAATATGACATTGGGATCTTCAGTGCCGAGAACAGCTTTTCGCGCAAATACTTAACGTCCTCAATATCACCCGTATATGTCCCGCCTGGAAGATTTTCAATTCGCGAACTTGTTTGGCCCCTGACGGGGATAAAATAATCCTCTTCGATACTCATTGGATTATAACGTAAGTCAACGCGGCCGGATTCTGTATCAACCACTTGATTTCTCTTTAGCTGAGTAATGGCTTTCTGCATATAAGTTTCGACATCTTGTGGAGAAATGTTGCCAACATCAATGTAAAACACCCTTCTCTCAGGAGAACGAACAATTCGATATGCCATCATGGCGTCTTCTAGTAATGTAAGTTGTCTCCAAATTCTTCGTGCCGGTTCTAGAACAGATGTTCCATATGGAGCATATTTATCATTTCCAAGAATCCTAAAGTGGGCAATCTGCCAGTTCTCGAATGTTAGCCCGCCAGAGTTCCACTGATATTGTACATAATTTGGATTTGTTTTGTCTTCTCCCTCTAACCTTTCTACTTCGTTAGCTGGCAATCCAATTGTGGCGCGGACGCCCATTCCCTCATCGATATCGAGATAAAGAAAAAAGTCTCCGTACTTACACATGGTCCGACACCAGCCGAACAAATTAAACTCTAGGTTCATTACGCTCTGATATAAACTATCAAGAACAACCTTGATCTCTTCGTTTGGACAATCGATAGACAACATTCTCTGCAAATCAGAGTATGTTGTCATTTCGTCAGCGTATATATCTAGCGCAGAAGCAATTTCTGGAGTATACTCCATCTGATCAAAATCAACATATCTTAGCGCACGATCTTGGTTAACCATAAGCTCCGTTTGCAAGGAAGCATATGGATTATAAGATGATTTTCTAAATTCTTGGCCGCTGCTAGACTTAAAATTAAATTTATCTAGGTGGCGGCGCCTGTACCTTCTGATGTCTTGTGCCCGATAATTAACCAGCGGACCAGAAAATAGTCTAGTGAGTCTGCCGAATAATTCTGAACTCGGGTTTCTTGGGTTTCTTCTTCTATCTGCCATTTTTTATTTTAACCTTTGAATATCCATGGAAATTGGTGAACTATTTTTTCGTGCTGCTTTCTTGCCCTGTCGGTAGCGGATTTGCCTTTATATCCGTGCATGCCGGGTATAGTGGTGTTAAGCTGCGAATTTGCCTTAGAAAGAGAGCCTAAAAATGCTTTCTTATATTGTACATCTTTTTGGTTAACTTCTAAAGCTGTATCTTTAACCCAACAAGCAATAGCCAACGCAATTATCAGATCATCATTATAACCTCTCATAGATTGTGGCTTTCCATTGTTCCAAATAAAAGTGGTCATTTCATTCAGAGTTCTGGAAGAATATATAGTAATTAGTTTATTTCGAATGAATTCCTCTAATTTTGCAATTATTAATGGTCTAGTCTTCGATGACGTAGTAAATCCCGGCACAGAATTGCTCATACCCTCGGCTTGATATTGCTCCACATATTCATGAGTAGACTTAATCGAAAAATAGATATTTGGATATTCTAAATCTTTGAGCTTTTCTAAAATTGAGATTCCTAGACTGTTATTTTCGACAACCAGTAAGCAGTTTCCGTATTCTCGACCTACCTGATTGAGAATATTGGCATACATATCAAGATTTGGCTTTCCTTGGTATTCTGCTATAAACTCCATTGTCTCCAATTTAAGTACATGAAACACAGAGTAATCTGCGCCGTCTCCTCGGGCAACATCTGCCACCAATAAGTAACTAAATTCTGGATCATATTCTTCCCAGATCCAATAATTCCTGTCAAACCCTGTTCTGTGTTTTGGCTCATATGTTGCCTCCATTAATCTTTGTATATCTTCGGGGTGTATTACGGTTTCGCCAGATGTATTAAAGTTGCACTCTAACTCCTGTGCAATTTCTCTTCGGGACATGTTTCTAGTTTCTTTTTCAAACCAGCCCATACCACGATCAGGATGAACATCCCATCGCAAAAGAGAACAATGAAAGTCATTTGAGCCTTCTTCTGCCTCAATATACGTTTTGTGAAACCAGTTACCCACCCCATTGGGAGTCGATAGTGCGATACAGCGGCCACCAGTTGATAGTGTAGGATACAGGCCAGTCCACAACTCTTCTAATCCTTCAACG